GTTGAAAAAGATATAGATAATGTTAGATATTCATTTGAGACGCAAGAATACTTTCAAAGACAACTTGAAGAAGCGGTAAATACATATATAAACAAATTCAATACAGAAAACGATAAAGTTTTCTCATGGTTCATAGGAGATTAATATGGCAGGAATTAAAGATTACAGCACAACAGCAGCAAATAATACTACAATAGGTTCAATTAGTGTTGCAGAAGGAATGTTACCTTCTAATATTAATAATGCTTTTAGAGGATTAGCCGCAGAAATTAGAGAATGGTTTAACGATTCTCAATGGATTATTTATGGTGATGGAGATAATGGATTTACAATTACTTATGCTTCAGCAACTTCATTCACAGTAGCTGGTGTAGACGTTACAAGTTTTTATCATGTAGGTCGTAGAGTTAAAGCAATAGCTACAACTCCAGGAACTATCTATGGAACAATAAGTGCAACTACATTTTCAACTAATACAACTGTAACAGTAACATGGGATAGTGGTTCATTAGCTAACGAAGCAGTAGTTATTTATGTTGCTGCATTATCTAAAACAAATGATTCAATACCAGAACTAGTAATTACAAATGCCAAAGTTGCAACAGCTGCTGCAATTGACGCAACTAAAATAGGTGGTGGCTTAGTATCTAATTCAGAATTTGCATTTCTTGATGGAGTTACATCTGCAATACAAACACAATTAAATGCTAAACAAGCTACAATAACAGGAGCTGCTACAACTGTAGTAACATCTGACTTAACCGCTAGTAGAGCTGCTATATCTAATTCATCTGGAAAGATTGCTGTATCAACAGTTACAGATACTGAACTAGGTTATGTATCAGGAGTAACAAGTGCTATTCAAACGCAACTTGGAACAAAGTTAACAGCTTCAAATAATTTATCTGATGTATCTTCTACATCTACCGCTAGAACTAATTTAGGTTTAGCTATTGGTACAAACGTACAAGCATATGATGCTGAACTAGCTGCAATCGCTGGATTAACTTCTGCCGCTGACAAAGGTATTCAATTTACAGGATCAGGAACAGCTGCAGTATTTGATTTAACAACTGCTGGTAAAGCATTACTTGATGATGCTGATGCATCTACTCAAAGAACAACATTAGGATTAGGAACTATAGCAACTCAAGCTGCAAGTAACGTAGCTTTAACTGGTGGAACAATTACAGGATTAGGTGATCCTTCATCTTCATCTGATGCCGCTACTAAAAATTACGTTGATACTTTAGTTACTGGACTTAGAACAAGAGTTATTGCAAGAGTTGCATCTACTGCAAATGTTGCAATTGCTACTGCATTAGAGAATGGTGATGTATTAGATGGTGTTACATTAGCAACAGGAAATAGAGTTTTATTAAAAGATCAAACTACTACTTCTCAAAATGGTTTATATATTGTTGTAGCTTCAGGAGCTGCTTCAAGAGATACAGAATTTGATATAATATCAGAAATAGCTGGACAGTTAATTTTAGTATCAGAAGGCACAACTCATGCTGATGATTTATTTTTATGTACTACAGATGCAAGTGCTACACTTGGTTCTAGTGCAATAACATACACACAAGTATTCCCAAGTTCAGGTGGTACAGTAACATCTGTAGCATTAGCTGATTCAGGATCTTCAGAATTTACAGTAACAGGGAGTCCAATAACTTCTTCTGGTACAATATCACTTGCAGTTAATTCAATAGCTGCAACTAAGATTGGAACAGGTACAGTAGATAATACAGAATTTGGTTATTTGAATGGTGTAACTTCAGCTATTCAAACTCAAATAGATAGTAAAGCAAGTAATGGATTCAGTATCGCCATGAGTATAGCTCTCTGAGTTATGCAACAAAGAGAATGTACTTCTTGTAAAAATACTTATCCATTAATTAAATTTTATAAAAACAAGTTAGGTAAATTTAAAACTACGTCAAAATGTAAAGAGTGTTATAATATTTACGATTACAAAATAGATAAAAATAGTAAATTAAAAAAAGCATACGGAATATCTTTACAAGATTATAATGAATTATTAACCAAGCAAAATGGTAAGTGTTCAATTTGCGAAGTAGATAATAATGGGTATTACAGAAAAAAACTAAGAGCATTTGCAGTAGATCATTGTCATACTACAAGTAAAATTAGAGGTTTGTTATGTAGTGATTGCAATACCGGAATAGGTTTGTTAAAAGATAACATTGACTTATTAAATAATGCAATTAAGTATTTAAACAACAGTAGAAATTAACATAGGAAATAAAATATGGCACAAAATTTTAGACGATACACAAACAATAATGTAGGTACATCTGCTGTTACATCTTTCACAGCTAACTCATACGATACAGTAGTTGGAATATCTATTGCTAATATAACAGGTTCTGCAGTTAACGCAGATGTTTATATTAACGATGGAACGAATGATATTTATTTAGTAAAAACTGCACCAATCCCTTCAGGTTCAGCATTACAAGTTTTAGATGGTGGAGCTAAGTTTGTTTTACAATCTGGCGATGCTTTAAAAATACAATCTGATACTGCTGCATCACTTGATGTATGGGTTTCTGCAGTTGACGATATTTCAACATAGGAAAATTAAATGCCTTTTATAGGAAATAAACCTTCTGCAGTACCTTTAACTTCTGCGGATATAGCTGATGGTATTATAACATCTGCAAAGATTGTAGATGGTACTATTGTTAATGCAGACATTAACGCATCTTCAGCAATAGCATTATCAAAATTATCTACAACTGGAACTGCTGATGCCACTACATTTTTAAGAGGAGATGGTGCTTATACTGCTGTATCTTCTGATTATGTTTTACTTGCTACAACAACAGCTAGTGGTTCTGCAACATCAGTTTCTTTTGATGGCTATTTTTCATCTACCTACGACAATTATATTTTAATGTGTTATAATATTTATAGTTCTGCTACTGGTGGAGACCACACATTAAGAGGTTATTTAAGAAGAAGTAATGCAAATGTAACAGCATCAAGTTATCTTATGTATAGAACTGCTGGTAGAGCATATTCTGGTGCAAACGATACTGGAAATCAAGGTGGTAATTATGGAGAAGCACAAATAAGATTTAATGAAAATTCACAAACAGAATCTTCTGCTGGTGCTAACTCATATAATATTACATTACATTTATTTGACCCATTAGGAACAACAAATTATAAATATGGTTTGTTTAATTATGTTACTCACTCTGCTACCAATGCTCAATTTCATTCAAGTTTAGGTGGTTTTGCTTTAAAAGATAATACTAATGCTTTATCTGGGATAACAATTTACGTTAATAGTGGAAATATTTATGGAAAATTTAAACTATATGGAATTAAATAAATGAAAAAATTGCTTGTAACACCAGAAGGTACATTTGAAATAGAAATGACTGCTGAAGAAATAGCACAAAGAGAACAAGATGCTATTAAAGCTGAAGCAGATAAACTAGATAGAGAAGAAAAGATTGCTACAGAATTAGCTAACAAACAATCAGCACTAAACAAACTTAAAGCATTAGGTTTGAATGATGCTGAGATTAACTCAATACTGGGGAAATAGTATGCTGTCTCTAGACTTCATTATTAAATTGCTTGTAAAGACTAACAATAAAATTATAAAAGGAATTTAATAATGCCACTAACAAAAATACAATCACTAGGAATAACTGATGGCACAATAGTTAATGCTGATATTAATGCTAGTGCTGCTATAGCTGGAACTAAACTAACTGGTGCTGGTAAAGTATTACAAGCTATTACTGCTACCGATTCAACTGCAAGAACAACCTCATCAACTTCTTATGTTACTGCTTCAAATACTTTATCGGTTACAATAACTCCATCATCAGCTTCTAATAAAATTTTTATAATAGTTAATACAACTATGTATAAAAATACAGGTGCAGCATTTTTTGCTTTATACAAAAATGCTTCTTCTATTAATGATTTTGCATTTGTTGGAACAGGTGGAGTAGACCCAGCACTTCCAATAGCATTTTCATATTTAGACTCTCCATCATCTACATCTGCATTAACTTATCAATTATATTTTAAAAGTACTGGGGGAACATCTGTAGATATAAATAGCAATAGTATTTTAGCATCAATAACAGCATTTGAAATAGCAGCATAATATGACAACAATAATTAAATCAATTTTATCAATAAATCCAACAGCACAAGTTAGTGTGAGTGGAGATGATATTAATTCTATTGTTTGGGAAAACGGAACAACTCCAATTCCTACAAATAAAATACTTGCTAAACAACAAGAACTAATTACAGAATATAATTCTAACAAATACCAAAGAGATAGAGCTGTTGATTACCCATCTCTTGCAGATCAACTTGATATGCAGTATTGGGATAAGATTAATGGCACTAATAAATGGCAACAAGCCATCAACGCAGTTAAACAGA